TTATGATGTTTTTGACTTTGTGTCAAAAACGGAAGGAATCTCTAGAAGCCAAGCCATGATTCAACTTGGTAGGCAGTATGCACCTACTACGCCTGTAGATATTCGCGAAGTATATGCACAACAGCTACAGGCCCGCAAGGAAGCCGAACTAGCCTCACAGGCCCTTCGCTATATTGGTTCACTTCCAAAGCCTTGTAGGCCCCTTCTAGCCCCGCCAACGGGGCCTGGCTGGCAGTATCTCTTGGACCGTGGTTTCACTCAACAAGAAGTTCTTGACCTGTCCGTTCATTATGTACCAGAAGGTCCTTACGAGTTATTTGATGATAGTGGTAAAAGAAGAGGAAATCTAAGTAACCGTGTAGTTTTTCCAGTATATGGGGGAGATAATGCATTGGTTTCCTGGCAAGGTCGAGTTGCTGATGTTTCCTATAAGTTAGATGACAAGTATTTAGCTTGTCCAGACTCAGACCTAGCCAGGACGTTGCACCCGTATGTACCCCCATATGCGGACCATGTAGTTCTTGTGGAAGGTATTTTAGATGCAGTGGCGGGTCGTCGATGTGGTAAACCTATCTCTGCATATGCCACCTTCAGTAAGCACATTTCCAAGGAACAAATCAAGCTCCTGAAGCTTTGGGACGTTAAAGAAGTAACCTTATTCTTTGACAAGAGCGATGCTAAGAAACAAATGATTAGCACTGCAGAAACCCTAAAGATGCATTTTGACAAGATCAATGTACTAGACATGACAGGATGGCCAAAAGAGCTTGATGCTGGAGATTGTCTTAAACTAGCTGATGGAACAGACAGAATACGAGAAGTGTTGAGTAAAAAGATAGATGTGTATTCCACGGATTATTTAAGATGGATGAAGTCATTCTAAACTTGACTCTATCAAGTTAACCGAGTATATTTCAGAGTAGAGACGTAAACTATATGAACCCTTTAGTACAATTTATTAAAACACACCCAAATGCACAACTTCCTTCTTATTCTCATGCTCTTGATGTAGGAGCTGACATTTGCATCATACACGATGTTCACCTAATAAACGGTAGCACACTGATAGCTGATACTGGTCTTCAGTTAGCATATTGTGACCCTAATTTTGAGATTCAAATTAGACCAAGATCTGGCCTTGCAGCTAAGTATGGTATAACCGTTACAAACAGCCCAGGAACTATAGATCCTGGATATCGAGGACCAATTAGATTGATTTTATCAAAATTAGATAGTGAATCTTGTTCTACAACTCGTTTTTTTGCAGGAGATAGACTAGCTCAGTTAGTCGTTGCACCACGATACAGAGCTAATTTTGAATTTACAGACAAACTTGTTCCTGCTGACGATAACAGAGGATCTGGAGGATACGGTAGCACGGGTGTCTAGGAAACGGACACATGAAAGAAGAATACACGGTTGAAGACTTCAAATACTTACGAGTAGGATATTCACCAAGAGATAGAAACGCTGACGCTATAGTCACAGCAATTACTGACCTTTTCCCTGGTGATGGTATAATGCCCTCTAGATGGAGATGGGATTCCCAAGACTCATTCCTAAGAAGATACAGTGACCTCGGAATCCTTCTCTGGGCTAAGGCTGCAAGCTATCATCTATTAATGGTGAATGGTGTTCACGTTTTTAGAATTTGGACAGATTCAGCCAATACTTGCGTAGCTGATCTTAATGAATCTTTTGCTCGCATAGTAGCTGCAAAGGGATTTGACGTTGAGGATATCCCTGAGTCTTGCGATCGTAAGTGTAAACCTTTAACCAAGCGTACACGACTGGTAACAGTTAATGACGGAGTTAAGCTTATGGAAGTTGCTTCAGAGATGTACGACCTTAAGAAATGGAAAGTATGAGCTGGATTATTCGTGATTACAAATGTGATTGTGGAAATGATTTTGAAGAGTTGTTAGATAGAACTGAACCAAAAGAAGTAGCCTGTCCTGTTTGTGGGGTGGTTAACTCGCCAGTTTTATCCTGTCCTTCTATCGCTACATTCAGTTTAATGGACAAACAGTCACAAACTCATCATTTAAAAGAGAGATCTCGGAAACATACTGAGAAGTTAGTAAAGCAGAATCAATGAATGATATTCTAAAGAAACCAGTACATCCTGTAGTCTATAATTATACAGAGCTTGAGAAGCTTAGTCATTCTAAAGAACTACTGAAAACATCGGTTTCTTTAGAACAATATCAACGTGCAGATATGCCTGTTGAGGTGAAGCAACCGCGTTCTTTGATAAAGCATAAAGATGTAAAGCTAAGTACATTACAGAAGACTAGAACAAGAGTTAAGCTTAAAGTAATCTACGATTCTCCAAAGTTAAAGCTTCCAAAAGAAGCCATTCCGGATTGTAAAAACTGCAAGACACAAGCTTGTTGTGTTGCATTTATTGTCCAGCTTACCCCTCTGGAATATAATTCAGGTATCTTTGGTGACAAAGCTATTAAGATTACGAGAGAAGCGGCTGAGCAGCTTAAAAATTCAAACATACTTTATTACAGCATGATGCAGCTTGGTGGAGTTCTAGATAAAGACCGAGATGAGTTCTACTTTCTAGAAGGCAGTGTAGGCCGGGCATGTCCTTATCTTGGGGATAATGGATGCACTATCTATAATGATCGACCACTTACATGTCGAGGATATACCTGTGTGTATGATGAACGCATTACTCAAGAGATAAAAGATGGAACAAAGCCGATGCTAGGAGAACAGTTGCATGTTTAAAGATGATGAAATAAGCGATTTTGATTTAGATATCCTAGAGTTACTAGCTCAGGATGCTACACAAGGCCCTCGTTGTGTCGGTGTGGGTGTCTTCTCAAGCAACGAAGAGGGGGCACAAGCCTGCGCACAAGTGTTTCGTAATAGACCGGATGGTACTAAAGGTTATGTTGTTTTTGTTGAAGGAACAGACTTAATGGTGGCTATGACTATGAATGGCCCTACATCTTTTGCTAATGCTCAATTCATTGCTGCTTGTAATCCAGATGTTATTGCTGCATTAATTACTCGGCTTCGTACTGCAGAATCATTACTTAACATGGCGGTAGTTACTAATGCTGGCTAATCATCCTTATGACGTAGTAAATAAAGTACCAATGAGCAAGTGGGACACGGTAAACGGTTCCACTGTTTACTTGGTGCATACTAAGCATGAGTTCTTAGCTTTCTTTGAACTTTTGATGTCCAAGAAGCGAATATTTTTTGATACTGAAACCACTGGCTTCAATATGTTCTCAGGAGATCTTATTGTAGGTTCTTCTTTTGGCTGGGGAAGTACTCACTTCTATATCCCGTGTAGACATGTAGATTCTGTTACAGGAGGAAGACAGCCAGATCAACTTGAAATGGACTGGTTACGTCCATACTATCAAGAGTTCTTCGCACAAGAAGACGTTGAGATAGTAGGGTATAATACCAAATTTGATGAAAAATTTTACTATGTAGATGATATAATCATTAAGTGTAAGAGACACGATACTCGTATCCTATGGCACCTCTATGATGAGAATGCTCCAGGTGCTTTGAAGGTGGTTGCCTCTGGTTGGAAGGATGACCTTGGTAGGTGGAATCCTGGAATTGTTGACTCTTCTGCTAACCTAAACGAAAAAGAGATTTCAGCATGGCGTACGGACGAGTCCAAGGCCCGTAAGAAAGAGTTGTCTAAGGCTGTTATGGCAGCAGCTACGGAAATGAAGTGTGAACCTCGTTTTCAAGGCTGGAAGCGTAATGACATTAAGAAGTACCTTAAGGAAGAATACTTTAAGGATCACATCTATGCTAAGTCTGCAAAGGATGACATCCATTACGGATTTATTCCCATTCAGTTACTAGCTCCTTATGCTGGCGTAGATACTTACCTAACTGAGTGTGTCTTTGATTATGTGATGGAGAACATGGAGTGGAATGATAAACTCCGTGCGCTGTATGCTAATGAGATGGAGTTGTCCAAAGTTATCATGGATGCTGAGATAGCTGGCATCCGCATGGACCGCGAATATTTAGGGAAAATGTCCCTTGACTATGGGGCAAAAATCGCTAAACTACACGAAATCATTCAGGAAACTCTGGTGCCCAAGCGGACCATCCAAACTCCTGAGGGTGAGCGGGAAGAAACCATTGAGGAACACAAGGCGAGGTGGATTAACCTCGGATCTACTGACCAGCTTTCTAAGGCTTTGGTTGAGTATGGTGTTGACCTTACATTAACGTCTAAGAAGACTGATAAACTTCTTTTAGACAAGAAGATACTTAACAAGGCTGCTAGAAAGCATGAGATTGTAAAGTCAATTCTAGAGCTGCGTAACCTTGAAAAGGTTAAAAGCACTTATTTTGACTCTATCTTAGAAAAGTTACAGCCAGATAATATACTGCACGCAAACTTTAACCAAAACGTATCTACAGGACGTATGTGTATTGCAAAGGGATCCTTAATACAGACTCCTTGTGATCGTAGTAAATTTCCTAACGGAATTCCTATTGAGGACATTAAAGTTGGGGACCAGGTTTATTGTTATGATAAAGAAGGTACCTTACATCTAAGAGAAGTTCTTTGGGCTGGTTCTAAGGGTGTTAAACCTACAGTCACCATTACATGGAAAGGTCAGGGTAATAAACACTCAGGAGAGTTACAATTAACAGCAGACCACAAAGTTCGCCTATACGACGGTTCTTGGATAGAAGCACAAGATCTCAAACCTAATGATAGTATAATGTCCCTGTCTGCTAGACCTAAAGGGTCTATGAACGATAGATACATAGAACTCTATGGTCGTCATTCAGCAATCAGAGAACACAGGTTTGTATTAGCACAGAACCAAGAGGTCAGTGAAGTTGTTCATCATAAGGACGGTAATAAACTTAATAATGTATTAACCAACCTTGAAGCGATGACTTATTCGTCACACGCTAAAGAACATACTGATTTAATAGAGCTTGACATATTAAAAGCGCGGGCTAGATGCTTACATACAGCTGAGGCTAGAGCTAAAGCAAACCTAACAAGAGGTAGTGGTAAAGATCATCCATGTTGGAAGCACATACCTAGGTACACTCTACTGAAGTGGGCCGCCCTTTGTTCAGGTAAAATCCGAGAGATAATGAAGTTATCTGGTATGGATTTTGAAGTACTTAAGAGAAAATACGCACTGGAAGGCATAGATTTATCAGCAATACGCAAGAGATACAATACACAAGGAACTTACATTACAAAAAGAATGGTGCGGGAAGCTTCAGAGTTAGTACAACCTAAATCATATAATTCACTTAATATAGGTTTCTATACATACAAATATCTTTTGGAGTTTTATAATTTACAAACAAACCACAGAGTGGTTACAGTTTGTAATAGCAATCTTGCTGAAGTTTTTGACTTAGAAATTGCTGAATTTAACAATTTCATTGCTAATGAGCTTTGTGTTCATAATTCGTCAAATTCACCAAATTTGACTAATATGCCTAGAGGAGAAGTTGTGCGTAATGCATTCATAGCTCTTAATGAAGATTACATCTATGTATTAGCAGATTATTCACAGGTAGAAGTAAGGTTAACAGCACACTTTTCAGGTGATCCTATTCTTGTTGATGCTTATCGCAACAAACAAGATGTTCACTGTAGAACATCCGGTCAGTTGTTTGGTGTTCCTTATGAGGAAATGATAGCAGCTAAGGAAAGTAAAGATAAGACCAACCCAAGAATAGTTGAATTGAACGATTATCGTAATATTGGAAAAACGCTCAACTTCAGCTTAATCTACGGGACTAGCCCACAAGGTCTATCCGAGCAGATACCACGTCCTGAAATCTATAGACATCTTTCAGATGAGCAATGGGTGTACAAGTGTGAAGACTTCATGAAGAGTTACTTCAGAACCCATCTTGGAGTTAAACGGTTCATTAATAAGTACTCTCGTTTAGTAGCTGACCAAGGGTATATTGAGAACTACTTTGGTCGGATTAGACATCTTCCACATGCCAAGGCCACTACGATTACAGGAGATAGTTCACTGTTCTGGATAGAACAGAAAGCTAAACGTCAAGGCGTAAATTTTCTTATTCAGGGCTGCGCCGCAGACGTATTCAAGATTGCAGTAGTTCGCGTAGCTAATATACTTAAGGGTAGTAAATCTTTCATCATCAGTTTTGTACACGACGAAATTCAGATGTACATCCATAAGCAGGACATTCATTTGCTTAATCCAATTAAAAAAGCAATGGAAGATTTTAATTTTAGAGTTCCATTAACTGTTGAAATGGATTATTCATTAACCTCTTGGGGCGCAAAGAAAGCAATTAAACACTAATGGAACTAAAAGAACTGGTATTTCCTAAGCTAGAAGAGTGTGACAATATCATTATTATTAAGAAAACTCGGCATTTAGGACCGATGGGGATGTCAACAGTCATTTTTGATAGTGTGGATTATGCAAAGCTAGATGGTAAAGTAATGAAGAATAGATGGGGTAAAACAGGATGACTTTATCTAAAGAGGATGAGGACCGAGTACGAAAAGCAATAGGCTGCGATTGTGATGGTTGTTTTGCTTTCTACTACCCTAGGTATGTAAACTTAAGTCCGCAGAGCATAGAGGTGAAAACAATAGGTCCTTTAGGTTGCACAAAGAAAAAGAGCACAAGAAAGGCTAGAAGCAATGAGTGAAATGGATTTTGATATTGAAGAAGCAATGTCTCAGCTTACTTCAAAGATATGTGATAACGAAGCGCAGGCTGAATATCTAGAGGCGATGGAAATTGAAGGAACTAATATCAATCAATGCTGCATAGATCAGCCTACACTCATGATGAAAGCAGTGCTCTATTATGAGCAGGCTAATGCTGAGGCTGACGCAATCAAGGATGTTATTACCAGAGCATACGCTCATCTTGACCCACAGGCAAGACAATTAATCCTCGGCTCTGGGGAAAAGCTTACTGAAGCCCGCGTAGATTCAGTCATTAAGACGCATGATGAGTATGTAGCTCTACAAGAGCGATACCATGCTGCTCGAACAAATGCAGGTAAATGGAAGGCAATTATGGAAGGCGCAAGACATCGTAAGGATATGCTTGTGCAGATTGCCTCGAATTATCGTGCTGAAGGAAATAGTGAAATCTCCATAAGACAAAATATGGATTCTGTTAAAAATATAGTTGGAAAGTAGCCAGCATACTGCTATACTAACCGCTCAACAAGTAACACTAACGTTACGCAACAATAAGGAAACAATTCAACATGTCAATTAATATGGATAAACTACTCGCTGCTCGCCGTGCTCTTGAAGAGAAAAAGGCTCAGAGCGGAGACTTTCAAAGTGTCAAGTTCCTCAAGCTAAATGCTGGAGCAAATCTACTTCGTATTTGTCCCCCTTGGACTAATGAAGGACAGTTTGCTGGTGACTTCTACCGTGAGGTAGCACAGCATTGGAACTATGATGAGGAACAAAAGGCACCACTTCTCTGCCCAAATAAGACTCCTGATATTAAGGAAGCTTGTCCTATCTGTGAGTTCATTGATGAACTTCGTGCTGATAAGACAAATGTAGAGGCTCAGCAGCTTGCTAAGGATCTTCGTGCTAAAACCACTTGGTTTTTGAATGTAGTTAATGTAAAGGACCCTATTTACACTGCAGCTGATGTAGCTGAAGCGAAGCAGGCAAAGCCGGATGCAGAGCCGTCATTCAAGGCAGGAGATCTTAAGGTTCAGGTATTTGCTCCTGGTCCTACTATCTTCAATGGTATTCTTAATGTAATCATTGAGAATAAGCTAGATATCACCAACCCAGAGACTGGTCATAACATTACAATCACGAAGTCTGGTAAGGGCTTAAACACTGACTATTCTGTTACTCCTCAGATTGCTCCTTCTAAGCTTGAAGGATTCGACCATAACACTAAGCTTAACGACTTAGGTGTTGTCGGATTCCGCCAGGATTACACAGAGCTTCTAGCCAAGCTTACCGCTGGTAAGGGTGGAGAGTTCAAGGGAACCACCAAGGCCATGACTGCCCCCAAGGGCGCCAAGGCCGCTCTGAAGGCTCCTGTAGAGGAAGAGGATGACCTTCCCGAGAGCTGGAATGGTATCGAGGTTGAAGAGGATGAGGATATGGCTGCCGCTCTCGAAAGAGAAATGCTGGCTGCAAGTAAGGGCTGATTAACTAAACCTGTAATAAAGCTATCATTCTTGCTCACGCTTGGGTGATAGCTTTATTATTTTGGAGCACAACTATGGCAACTAAGAAAAAAGAAAAGAAAGAAGCTCTTTCCCTAGAGGGATTGTTAGGAAAACTTCAAAAGGAGCACGGAGAGAAGACTGTAGGCTACTTCGAGGATACATATCTTCCTCCACTACAAATCTCTACTGGTTCTATTGAGCTAGATGAGAAGATGGCTGGAGGATGGCAACGTGGACGTCTACATGAGGTATACGGACCAGAAGCCAGTGGTAAGTCTTGTCTAACCTATCACGGTATTGCAGAGACGCAAAAGGCTGGTGGTGTAGCGGTTTATGTAGATGCAGAGCACGCCTTTGACCCTACATTTGCTTCTAACTTCGGTGTAGATTGTGAGAAGCTTATTCTTGTAAAGCCGGACAGTGGTGAACAAGCTTTTGACATGATACTTGAGTTTATTGATACGAACGAAGTAGACATGATAGTCATTGACTCCGTTGCAGCTATGATTCCTCAGGCTGAGATTGAGGCTGACCAGAAGCAACAACTACCTGGATTACATGCAAGAATGATGGGTAAAGGTGTTAAGAGCATTGTACCTAGAGCTGCAAAGAGTAAGGTAGCTGTAATCTTCATTAACCAGATCCGTGAGAAGATTGGTGTTATGTTTGGTTGTTTTTCATACCATACCAGAGTTCTGCTGGCAGATGGAACGTATGAAAAGATAGGCAAGATTGTTAATAACAAGTTACCAGTAG